GTAGTACCAGAACTCCTGCTTTGCATCAGCATCAGAGCTTACTGGAAACGTACCTTCAACTATCTCATCATCACTATCTCTGGTGACCGTCTTATATCCTTTCAGCACTTGAGCTTTGCCTGCCGTCACGTCATCAGACGTAACTCCGCCTCCAAAACTTCCGGGTATTAAAATCTTACCCATATCACACCCCCTTTAAGCCAACCTTTATATCGGCACCGGGCTTTTTATAAGCATAAAAAATGACACTACTGTTTTTAGTGTCACCGTCAAAAATAAAAGAAAAGTTCTTTTCATACGCTTTCACAAGTCTGTCATTGTTTTGAATACTCTTATCAATCCTTTTTACCAAAGTGGGATTATCATCCGCCTTGATGCCGAATACGGCAACCTCCTGTTTGTAAAAATCCCCTTCAGCCACCCAGCCATTGACTGTAAGAGTAACATCTATTACTCTTCCTATTTCGTCAGCCTTGCCCCTAAGCTCTTTAATTGACTTATATATCCTGTTAAACAGCCAATTAAAAAATGCCGCCGGTGGCTTATATCCCGCCACAAAACCTGTGTTTTGAAGCGACTCGGGCGGTGCACTTCCTACAGCTTCCCACTTCGGTAAATCTTCATTAAATTGCATACATACTCCTCTCTAGCTCAAAGGCAAAACGGGTGCGTTGTCATCATCCCCAAGCATAAGCCCAAGGTATCCTCCAAAACTGTTGTTCAAATCTGCAAAGCCTTTAGACTCGTCATATACATTCTCACTGCTGTCAAATTCAAAAGTCCCCTCAAAACCATCCGTTATAATTCCAACACCTATAGGTAAGAGCTGCTTTATAAGCTGTATCGCCTGTCTGCTTGAAAATCCGCTGGCAATGAGTGTTGAGAGAGGGATAGACCTTATACGAACATTCCCGCCCTTTGCATCTTCCACTATAAGTTCATCACTGTTATCTCCTACTCCAAGCATAGACCTGGCAACTCTTATGACAGAATCATAATTACCCGTTACAAGATTCCTACCTATACGCATGTACAACAGATATCTGTATTGACTATCATCTAAACCGCCTCTTGGCTGGCCTATCATAGTCCCGAAGCGTTCCAAGGTTGCACCATAAGCCTTCGTTAAGTCCTTAGATTCTCTTGTATCATTGATATCATCCATCAACTTATCAATAGCAAAGTGTCCTATCTCAAGAAGTTTATAGTTATTGCTTTCAGTATCCTTTCTATAGCAGTCGGGAAGTAAGTAAGCTTTATTCATTAAACCACCTCCACACTTATATTTGAAATATCAATTCTTGCTATTTCCTGTTCTCCTATAGTAATATCACTATTTCCAAGAGTTTTACCACTTTTACCTATTTTAAGTTCAGCCACACTTACAACACCGTCAACTTTATGTATATATCCGAATACACTCGTATAATACACATCCTCTCCATTTGCCAAATTATTTATAAAGTTAGCAATATTTTCTTTTATTTGACTTGTTCCGGCGCTTCCAAAATACTGATTAGCCTTTATTTTTATTACTATACTCAATGCAGTTTTAGTAGTTGCAAAAAACTTTATAGTATGAGGTTTTCCCCAAGCGTCATACACAGTTTTTTCTATATCCCCGACACACTGAATACCAAGAGGTTTCTTATCAAAAATAGCTTTTGCTATCTGATCGTACTGACTTTCCGGCGCAAGGACATAGCAAGCAAAGCTGTGCGGTGGAATAGTTGTGCCGACATCACTATCATTACTTACAACCGATACTCCGTCAACTAAAGGAACGCGATAGATTGCACCTTTAATGGCACTCTCAGTAGAACTTCCTGCACCCGCTAAAGAATTAGAGAAGCGAATTCTAAAATCCTTATCACTCTCAAGCTCTTCACCTTTTTGAATAATACGTATAAACTCCGCCGAATCAATACCCATTCTGGGATTTTGAATATCCAATCTTTCACCTGTTGAAAGATTGCCAATCTCTCCGTCATCCACACAATTAGCGACTACTGTAGCCTCGCCTTTACTGTCTATTACATATTCATTTACTACATAAAAACTTGTTTTATCACTTTTAAGCAAAAAAGCTGAAGGTATCGACTCTCCTGCTGTTCCTCTTATTTTTACCTCAATTCTTGCTTGAGTTGCCTGATTTCTGCTTACTGCGGCAAAAGGACCCAACCTGTCAAGACTCTGACCTCTTGCAGTATTTGGAAAGCTTGAGTAGTACAAATCTTCTAAAGTCTCATAGCAAATATTTAAGTCAAAAACATTTATTCTTATGAATTTACCAAGAACTGATTCTTCCGATGTATCAATGTCATTGCCCAAAAGAACCTTAGCCCTGTTAATTTGAGCCTGCAAAATCTCATCATAGGACGGTCTTACAAAGCCCTTATCAGTAATACAGCTCAAATTACACCTCCATTTTAAGCTCCTTGCCGTTAATATCCATATTTATAATCAAATGCCTGTTTGCACTGTCTTCAACAAATTCAATATTATCTACTGCAAGGCTGCTATCTATCTGATTTACAGCTTGCCTTATTTCATCTTTAATAAGTTGATAATTAGGGTTCTTTACAAATATGCTTCTCTGATCCAGCCCCTCTTTTTTATCAAGCCACCATTCACCATAGTTTGTTAGTAAAATCTGTCGTATCTTTTGAATGATAAGGTCGCTACCCTCCACCATTTCAATTCTATTTTTATTTACTATCACATCACCTTTGTTATCTAATGAAAAACATTTCATCACAGTACTCCTATAACTACAGCAAAAGATATCTCATGATGTCCGGGTCTTGGAGTAGCCATATTTCCATGTCTGGTTTCACTTATATCCCTATCCGCACAAACACAAAAAACAATATCCCCCGCCTGTACCTTTTTAAACTTTACACATTCGTTTCCCGTTGTTTGACAGATAAAACTTTCATCCCTGCCGCAACTGCTTATAACAGGGCATGAGGTAATTAGTGCAGGTGCACCTGACTCTCCGCCTATAGCTTTATTCATGGCCAACGGCTGTATTGTAGCGGTATCTCCGCTTGTATTTACAACCTTAGCAATAAATCCTGTATGAACATTTAAAAGTGCCTGTTCTATAGCATCATTTATATACGTATTATTTGCCATTACCCTACCTTTCCGCCAAGCTTTCTAATCATTTCAAGATTTTGTTCGGCACTACCTTTGTAATTTGAAATACCCAAAGCTTCCGCAATCTTGGCTCTATATGCAAAAGAACTGTCAGAGCCTACACTTGCCAATCCGTCAACGATAGAAACTCCTGTATACCTTGATAAATCAGAAAATCCGTTATTTTTATTGCCGGTATTTGAATTATCAGTTTCTACTTCCTGCTTAGGACATTCTATTGCCTTTACTTTTGTCAAAAAATCGGAGCCGTCATAGCTGTGATGCCCTTCTCTTACTCTATATCTGCCGTTTACATTCTTAGACTTTATATTAAGGATAGAACCTGTGCTGATTCTATGCTGTAAAAGCATAGTAACCTCATACCCTTTTACAGCATCCTTATATTCCTCCGCACTTATCTCTTCTTCAAACTCTGAAAGACTTATAAGACCTGTATCCACACTCAAAGAAAAATTGGTATCATCTCCCTCACTTATAGACTGCACATATATTTGACCTTTATTAATATATGCAGATACTCCACAGACCTGTGCCTGCTTTTTTATTGTCTCCATGATACCTGCATCAACAGTTAAGCCGTCTTTGTACACAAAATCCCTTTTTACCGAGAACTTTGCCACCGGTAGTCCAACTTTTGTCAGCAGGTCATTAAGTATAGTTGAAGCCTTAGAGCCTTTTGCATAAGCTAAATTCTCAATTTTTCTCTCAATCCTGTCTACACTGTCAATCACCTTTACTGTAGTAATCTTATCCAAATCATCAAAGACGGTCTTTACATGCGAAATAAAACCGCTAAGTATAATGCCCGTATCATCTTTATAGCCTGCGGTAAGTGTGACTTTCTCACCTTTTTTAATATTCTGGATAGTAGTATCCGATAAATTATATAGGATAATTTCAGACTCATTTGCCTCTGTATCATCATCAAACTCCACATCAAATTCAAGGTCCAAATTATTGGAATTTATAGACACATTACCCGTTTTCACCATAATATTTCTTTTAAAAAGAGCGTTATCTCCACCGGAAGTTTCAATATTAATTGCCTGTTCCAGCTCCATAAAAGACTTAATTATCCTGGAAGATTTCCCACTTTTTCTAATATTAACGTATCCGCTCATATCAATCCTTACCGTTATCAATAGTCAAAAAAACTGTACTTGTAAAATTATCCCACGTGATTTCCTTCGCCTCATCCGATTCATCAATAGGCTCTATCCTCATCATAGGAAAGCTCCCGGCTCTGTATATGTCTCCAAAAAGCTCAACACCGTAAATCAAAGCATCAATACCCAGTATCTCATTGCCTCTTTTTAACCTACAAGTAAAAAGGTCTGCCGCCTTATTGTAAGCAAACCTTAAATTAAACTTATCGGAGCCCAGAATAATATCAAATCCATAAGGTATTAAATCTTTTTTAATAGGTATTCTGTCTCTCATATATCCTCCTAGGGAATCACCAATATCCAGCCGTCAAGTATCTTGTTCGGATCCTTTATCAAATCCTTATTAGCGTCTACTATTTTGGGATACAAAGAGCCGTTACCATAATAACTTTTAGCAATTTTCCACAGGCAATCTCCTTTTTTTACAGTATATGTTCTCCTTTTGGGCGGTTCAGATTGAGTGTTGGTCGCCTCCTGTACCTGCTGTAACCCGACATCACCTGTAGTAGCGGTATAAGGGCTGGCCGCAATTCGTATCTCCGTAAGCTCCATGGTGAATTTTTCGCCATCTCTTATGCTTGCATCACTGCTTGTTTTAAAAGCGGTTATAAGCATACTTGACAGGATATTCCTGCCGACGTATTTTACTATCTCCGCATTCTTTTTCATCTGTTCTATTCTATGTCTGGCATTCTCCCATTCATCACCGACTATATAACCTGAAATACTAATAGTTACCGGACCTCTTTTTGCATGATCGGAAAGAGGAATTCCGCTTTCAACAGGATGAGAACTTACTTCCACACTTTGATTTACTTCTTCAGTCTCACAAAAAACATATAAACCGTTAATAAGTGCCATTATACCTCCACAGCTACAAGCCTGGTTCTTGACATACTCTCATAGCTTTCTTTAATAGACTCTTTGACCCATCTTTGTACTTTACGCTTATTGGAGTCGCTTGCACTTGCTCCGTTTAAATTAAGTACAAAACTTGGAGAGTAATTATTACTTGTGTTTTGGCTTCTGCTTGTTACATTGCTTGTGCTTATCCCCCTTACCGGTTCAGAAGCACTCTGCATAGTATTTGATACGGATTTAGCACTTTCGGCTACCTTAGGTTTTAAACTTTCAAGCCCCTTTATAAGTCCAAGGTCAAAAAATTCGGCACTTTTAACAGCCACCCTTGACGGAGAATGAATATCCAAAGACTTATTAACTGTTTGGCTGACACTGTTTGCAATATCTCTGGCCTTTTCCATTATAATGCCCTTTTTAGATGCCAACCCGTCTGCAAAACCTTGCCCTGCCATTTCACCCGAAGGTTTTAGATTAATATTATTAAAAGGCGGATTTACAGCTTTGGCGGCATTCGTACCCGCAGATGTAATCGTCGGAATGCTGTTTGACATTCCGGTTGAAAATGCCGTTGATGCACTTGTAGCACTTTGGGTCATAGCCGTGTCAAATGTGGACTGCTGACCTGCAAGAGATTGTGTGAATGTCGTTCCGATATTTGCGGTAGAAGTATTAACCGCATTAGTATCCAGTACAAATGCACTTGATGCTGTCGCGGAGACCCCCTGCATTGCACTTGCAACGGTAGCTTCATTTGACTTGATACCGTTAGCAATACTGTTACAAGTTTTAGCACCCGTATCAGAAGCATCCTTATCATTATCTCCACTAAACCAAGACTTTACACCGTCCATAATGCCCTTGCCCAAGCCCTTTATAGCACCCATAAGCATTTTCGGAAGATTGGTTATAATAGCAACAATCCCATTAAATAAAGCCTCTCCAAGCTGTGGCAAAGCTCCTATAATACCTGTTATCAAATGCCCTATTATTTCACCCGCTTTTTCACCAATCATCGGCATAGACTGTGCAATTCCGCTTATAAGCTGTCCCAAAATGTTAATTCCTGTAGATAAGATATTGGGAAGCATTAATACTACACCGTCAATGAATGATAGAACCGCACTATAAGCTCCTTGCACCATAGACGGAAGAGCCGGAGCAATTCCGTTTGCAATCTCCAAAATAAGCTGTGTACCAACAAAGAATAATTGCGATGCCATAGAAAATAAGCTTGATGCAAGCAAAGGGATAGCGGTAACTGCGGCATTTACTACAGACGGAATATTCTCTCTAACCAAACCTACCAATCCGTTCATAATTGTCATACCGCCGTTTATCACTCCGGGCAATAGTGTAGGTAATGCCTGTACAGCCTGATCAAGAGCTCCTCTTACTATAGGAGCAAACTCCACTACAGCATCCTTTAATCCTTCAATCACTGTAGGCAAAGCTTTAACCACATTTTGGACAACAGGTTTAACATTCTTTACAACAGCCGAAAAAGACTTTGTAAGATTTCCTGTCAATTTCTTAATATCGGCATCGGAATCTCCCAAACTTCCTACAAGTGACTGCGCGGCCGCCTTAAAAAGCCCTATGGAACCCGATACCGTTTGATTGGCTTCCCTTTCAAAGTTTCCTGCATACTGTGAAGTTCTCTCAAAAAAGTACTTCATAGACAATTCCGCTTTTTCAGAATTACTCATCTCATTCCAAGTCTTTTTTAATCCTTGTGCCTGTGCATAAGCCTGTAAAGTAGTAGCATTCATAGCTACACCAAGGTTATCCATCATAGTATAGTTACCCTTAGCCGCACCCGTTACAGCTTCAAGTGCATCAGCCTGGTCTATACCCATAATAGAAGCCACATCTGCTGCTCTTTGCATTGCCTGTACAGACAAATCTAACGACCTTTGCTGGTCAAGGCCTGACCCTTGGAACAGTGAACCCATCTTATTTAAGTTTGCCAGATAGTCACTTTGTGAAATTCCCATTGTAGCATATGCTTTGGATGATATGGTGGCCAATGACTGAGTGGAGTCTATAAGATTTCCGGTACTTGGATCTATTTCCTGTATATTTGCATTAATACTTGTAATCTTATTTCCGAGATTTTGAAAAACCGTCTCGGAACCTCCGACATTTTGTTCCATCTCACCGAACGCATTTACCGCTTTGGTAGCCAACCCGACAAATGCGCCACCCACTGCTGCAATACCTCCAAGAACAGCCTTTCCCGCAATTTTAGCTAAGGAAAGCCCTGCGCTTGCAGTCGCCTTTGCCAGCTTTTTAGCACCTGCAATTAATCCCTTAAAAGCATTTTTCGGTAATGCCTTAAGTCCCGAGCCAAGCTTTTTTACACCTGATACAATTTTATTAAAAACATTCTTAGGGAGGTTTTTTATCCCTGTGCCAAGCCTTTTAAACCCGTTCACAACACCGTTTAGAGCCGCCCTCGGCAAAGATAAAATACCGCTTCTAAGCCTTGATATGCCGCCTGTCACAGCCTGCCTTGCAGAATGAGCCAAAGAAACCATACCCTGCCTTATTCTTGAAACTGCATGGCCGGGTAAAGCCGCCAAAGAAGACCTTACACCCGAAAGTCTTTCTCTAAGGCTTAAGCTTTCTCTTGCAGTCTGTCTTATTGCATTATTCGTTTGTGTGATTCCACTGCCGGCTCCTTCCGCTATACTTGCAGAAGCCTCGGATGCCCCCTGCATAGCAAAGTCAAGTTCTCTGACAGAATTAGCCGCACCCAGTGCCTCATCATTAACACTGCTGATTTGACTGCTTGCAGTTTCAAGACCGCTTTCGTTGGTCTCAAAAGTAATCCTTATAACATCTTCTCTAATTACAGCCAATCTGTCACCCCCTATCCTTTTCCATTAAACTTATATAATAGTCCAAGGCAAAATTCGCCTCGGAAACTTGGTTTGGTGTCATCTGATAAAAAACCGTATTAAAATCAAGTCCGCCGTCTAATACAAGCCTCCAGTAAGCCCAATTATCCTTTGCCCTACTTCTTAACCTGCTTTTCGACAGTCTTCTCTCGAAAGTGTCCTCTCATAACACCTGAAACAAAGTTAGTCACTTCCTGTAAGTCTTCTTGTGTCTCAAAATCATCAATATCCACATCTTTCGGCTCAACAAGCCCCATTTTCAGTACATTTTCAGCTAACAACTTTGTAGATGTTTGTCCGGTCTCCAAAGTTGACTTGTCAACACAATTTAACCAGTTTGATATGCCGCAAAACTGGGCTACATACTTTACTCCGTTAATTTCTTTATCCACCTGATAACTCTTAACCATACTTTCACCTTTCTAAATAAAAAGAGAGCTTAAGCTCCCTTATGTTATCTATCCGTATAATCTAATACCTGTATCTCAAATTCTCTGTCTGCAAGCTTTTCACCGACCTTATTATCGGCAGGTTTCTTCATAAAAGCCTTGGAACCCCCTGTCTTCTCATTTGTAGCTTTATTTACGACCCAAACAGAAAATATATCTGTAACATCTGCCATTCTTTTCAGTACCTTTAGCTGTGGACTTGTGGCCTGTACAGAAACTTTTATAGTACCGTTCCTCTTAGCACTCTCATTTATTACCACATCACCCTGAAAACCTGTTACGGCTTCGGCAAAATCATTGTCTGCGGAACACTCGATATTATCTTCTCCAAGCCCCGTAATAGCAAAAGTACCAAAAGACCTTGAAGCGACCGTAATAGTCACATCAGACGGATTATAGTTTTTGATTTCCATATATTACCTCCTATATTGTAGCCGTACCGTTAATGGTCGCCGTATGTATAGCTCCTGCAAGGTCAAAACTGAACTTTCCAAGCTTATACACTCTGGCAGATCTGTCGGATGAGGAAGTGTCACTTCTTCTTCCGAAATCAGTTTCATACATAGCCGTTTTATTCTCATCATGAGCAATCATTCCCTTGGTATCGGCTTCTTTGAGCACACTATTCGTTACACCTTCAAGCATACCTATACCGGAATCATCATAAGTCACCTTCTTGGAATTGTTAAGAAGCTTCTGTGCCTGGTAGGCTATATTAGATATAATCCAATCAAAAGCATCAACTATATCAAGGTACTCACCTGCCGCACTCTTGCCCTCTGTAGTGACGATATCTCCGGCCTTTCTTTGAATGGTATATCCGTACACATTTCCGCTCTTATTCTCATTATTGATAAGCTTCACATCTCCATCAGTAATATCATCAGGAGCAACACCTTTAATTAGAACATTCTTATAAGTAAAAGAACCTGACTCATATCCTGCGGTAGCTCCAACCAAAGCCGCCGCCAAATCCTGACCTTTTGAATGAACTCCCACACAAGTTCTGTCAAGGCTCTCAAGGCCTGTCGCCTCTGAAATCTGCTTAATAACAGGGAAATAAATAAGAGAGTTTGTAGCCTCAACGGCCTTAGCCACTTCAGCAACAGTTGAATCCCCGTCACCAAGCAATGTTATAATCTGCCTTGCCTTCCCGACTAACTTAGGTATAACACTGACGGCTTTACCCGCAGTTTCAATTATTCCTATAGCGGCAGGCGGATTCTTTTGCATCTTCATAATCTGAAAAAGCTTATATGCTCCTGAATCCTCGGCAAATCCTGCACCGATTAAGTCCTTTGACTCACTATATTCCTTAAAATCCTTTTCCCTTGTAGACTTTGAAACCACTATGCAAGGTACTCCGCTGCCTATAGAGCCTACAGCCCCCGTAAGACTGATATTTACATTAATATCAAGCATGTAAATCATTCCTTTCCACTTCAAATTTATCTATATTTTCAACATTACCATCAAGGTAATTCATAACATTAAGCACACAATCAAATCCTTTTCTATACTCATATTCAATGGTGAGCATATTGTCACGATTACTTATACCGCTTATTTCCGTTATACTTATATTCTTATCCTTCAGATATACCGCACTATCAAACCAATCATGTAATTTCTGACAAATCTCAAAGCATTCATTGTCATTGTCACTGTTTACAGTAAATGAATACTTTACCTCTACAGGCTTATACCTGTTTTTACCGTCATCACTGTAAGTCCTGCTCTTATAGTCGATTGCGGTTACAGTAAAACTTACAAAAGGGTACTTAGGTATATGGCTCGTGATATTGGACTTCACACATATAAGATTTAATTCATTTTGTATGCCCTCACAAATAATTCTGTTGTAAGAATTTAAGTCAAACATTAAAACTGCTTACCCTCCTTAGTGTATAGCTGTTAAAGTCTGCATAGTCTTCACCATATAAGTAACTCTCCTCAACCTTAAAGCGGTTTCCGTTATGTTCCACATAAAAAGTACCGCTTTCAAGATTGATAATGTCTTTATCCTTTACAATAAACATCTGCCTGTCGGAGCTTGTAAGCCTTCCGCCGCTCTCATATATTGCCCTGCTTGTCATTGTAATTATGGCGGCTCTTATATCTCTTGACAGCTTTTCACCCTTTGTATATTCACCGGCTATATAGCTACCTTGTGTGAATGTTATAAGCTTACATGGTACTTCATATTTAGAAATTAAATCAGAAAAAATAAACTCCATAATCATTTACCTACGACTCTGTGGGATATTGCCCCTATCATAGACCCTGTATCATTTAGAGGATTGCTTCCCCCGTGTTGTCTATGTTCAATCGTATAAGGATGTAGGGGCGGTTCTACCTGATTTGTGGCATACTCTTTTATTTTCCCCTCAAGATTGGTTCCAAGTGCTTCAAGAATAGTGTCTGCGTCAATATTTCCTGTTATCAGCGCACTTATAAAATCCATATAAGCGGATAAAGCTTCATTCTTGCCCTTATCATATCCATTCCTTAAAAAAGCCCTTTCCGGAATAGTTATTGTTGTTGTGGAGGGCTTTAATGCAAGCCCGTTGGCTTTTAAATAGGCCCTCATTTTAGGCGTTACCTGTATAATGCACCCGTATTCATGTATATGAGCAAGCCACGCCTGTTCGCCACCGAATACGCCTACCTCTATAGCTTTATTTCCAAGCTCCTTAAAAGACTCTCTAATCTTAGGTATATCGTCTCTGGTAGTAGCCATTACTTCCACCTCGAATAACTTCCAAAAGATTTAGCCTTTCCTTTGATGAGATGCTTTCCTAACAGTTCTTTTGCTATCTGCCATAATCCTGTAGTTCCATTTACAAAACTCTCATAGCTCTTAGACATACCGCCTATACTCTCACTTGTGACATTACTTCCGCTTAATGCACCACTCTTTAACATAGATATGAACTTAATAATAAAGAGTTTGGCAGAGTGTGGAAGATTACTTATATCCTCCACACTTACATCCTCGCCAAAGTTAAAATCGGTATTATCTTTCAACCAGTCAATTGCACTAAAAAAATACAGCATATCATCACCACTGACTGAATTTGCTGTAAATCCCATAGTTATTAAATTTTCTTCCGTCAGTGTCATATGCTACTCCTTGCCTTTTACTGCCTTTTTTGGCTTACTGTCTTCAGTAGTTTCATACTCTGTAACATTTTCTGTTTCCGACTCTGTAACAGTTTCTGTTTCCGACTCTGTAACAGTTTCTGTTTCCAACTCTGTAGCCGGCTCTTCTACCGCTTTTTTGTCAACTTCTTCCATCTCTCTTTGCCTTGCAAGTAATCTTCTTCTTTGTTCAAAAAAAGTTAAACCCATAAATCACCTACGCAATCTTATGTCTGAGACAAACAATAGGAATATTCTTAAGGTCGGCTACCACCTCCCAGTTAGTCGCAGTCTCAAGGTCGGTATTTGCCGCGTAAGCGGTAGTAAAGCTACCTTTAAAACCTATTCCGTTTGGATGTAATACAAATGCTTTTCTGTTTACCAGCACATCCTTGGATGCCAAAATATCTCTATCCGTTTCAGTGCCTATAAGTCCTATAGGTGTTCCTTCCTGCCTTGCAAATGCTCCCTGACCTACAAACATAGTATCATATACACCCGCATTTACCGGCATGGTATCATCTACAATAATTCTATAACCCAGATAATACTCAATCTCAACCTTCAAATCAGAATCATACTGTGTTGTAATATCCTGATTCTTCTGAAGCTTTGTATATGTTGCTGAATGCATTACAACAATTCCAAGCTTATTGGCCGCATCACCCATCAACTGCTTGGTATCAAGGGCGGCATTAACACCTATTACGGCATTTGCACCGCTTAAGGCACTGATATCATGCAGATGCTCTGTTGCTAAAGCTCCACCTGTAGCAAAAAGACCCTTAAGAACACTTAAGAATATAGCCTGTTCCCTCTCAATCCACCAATCGGCTAAATAATTTCCTATAGCCGCCATAGGGTCGGAGCCGCCTTTTACCTTTGCAAGGTCTGTAGCAGACCAAGCCTTCTGTCTAATCAAAAGAGTTGCTCTCTCATTGGCTGTCTTTATACCGTCAGGAATCATTGTATCCTCACCGAAAATCTCATCATCACCTGTTAAAGGCTTGTAAGAAGGCATCTGGATCATGTTTCCACCAAGCGGTGTCCCGTTTATAAGTCCTGCAACTCTTTCATCCGGTACTGCAATACCTGACTTAACTAACGCTGATACCTTAGTAGTTTTTTCGTTGACATACGCGGTAAACTTTTCAGGTACAATAACCATATCTGCAAATTTTGTTCCTGCCATAAATTGTTCCTTTCTTCCTATGCATTAGCGGCGGCTCTTAATACCTTTGCTCTTTCCGGGTCTGCCGCCTCAATTTCAAACTGTTTTGTTATGTTAAAGCTTTCCTTTTTCCAAGGATTGTAATCCTCACCGCTGTTACTACCCTTGTGAATATCTCTTCCGGATTCCTTGAAGCGCTCTTCAACTTTTTCCTTTACAAGCTTCTCAATAAGCAAAGAAAAAGCTCCCACACGCTTTTTGGTTTCCTCTTCATCAGAACCAAGAACCAACTGTACAATATCATCACTGTTATCAAGTCCCTTAGACTTAAGCTCCTGAGTCGCAACATATTTACATTGCATCAGTGCAAACTCACGCTCTTTCTTTTCCAAAGCTCTACGCTTCTCTTCATCCTCAAGCTTACGCTTCTCATCTTCAGACAACTTGTCGTTCTTAAGCTTATCGTATTCAGCCTTGAGAGCATCATATTCAGCCTTTTTAGCATTACCCACACGGTTCGCTTCCCTATCTTTCTCAGACTGCAAAAGCTTTTGGACATATGCCTTTGTCTTATCATCTAATCCGTCAAGCGGATCCACTTCCGGTTCCTTGTCTTCAAGACCGAATTTCTCCAGTAACTCTTTGTATTCCTCACTTGTGATAACACCGTCAGCAAGCATCTTCTTTAACTTCTCTAAATTCATAAATTATCCTTTCGAGGCTCACTTTTTAAATAAGCCACCCATATTTGCGGAGTACAATCTCTTATCCCACCTTGCGGAGTCTTAAAGCATTGCCCACCAATTTATTGCAACAAAAAAGCACCCTAGTTTAGGTGCTTAGAGTTTTTCAATTATTGAAATCCGAAATAGTTTTCATCTATTTTTCTATCTATCTCATCAAATTTTTCCTTAGCCAATATTGCCTCTATTGGCGCATCATCTCTTAGATGCGCATTTTCAAACCAAGGCTCAAATATTGAAATTAATCTTTTTTCTTCCTCTGTATATTTACGAACCATCCTTCAACCTCAGCGCTCCTATTTGTTTCTTAGTGTACCATTCTGCTTCTACTTCATCAAACTTGCCTATTGCAAAAGACCTTTCAGCATAATCCGATATTTCTTTTACATTATATCTGTTAATACCTATTTTTTCAACATTCTTCCTGCACTTTTTTCTGAGCTTGCCTATATATTCGGCGTAATTACTCTCTGTAATCTCATAGCCATTTTTTCTAAAATCATATGCCTGCTTCATATGCCACATCTCGTGAAATTCAGTATATTTTCTTGGAATAAAAGCATTGTCGAGTATATCTGGAGTGTAATACACTGTATTTGTAAAAGCATTATACGCACCCCAAGCGTCTGGGAATTCTGAACTGTGTAATATAACTATTGTAGGCTTCTCGCTCAATGGTATACCGTAAGCCTTAATAGCCGTCTCCGTATTTTTATTTATAGTATATAAAGCTTTTGGTTTTATATTGACTTTATCAGATATATATACCGGAGTAGGGTATGTTTCAATTTTTCTAGCCGATGCTATTCCTATTTTACCTATATTAAAATTTCTAATTTCTCCCCTATCAATACTTCTATACTCTTGCAGTTTATCATTTGAATTTGTAGATGCTTTCCTCACCTCATAGCTTACAAAGCACCTACAGTTTATATCTTCTCCTGCAACTCCACTCATCCCGGGGCTCATTGCGGTAGCTCCTGAAGGAAGGGTAAACGGCTCATTGACAGGTACGCTCTGACCTTCCATCTTCACATGGTTGTATTTACCGTTACCGATAGAGTATTTCCAACCTTTTTTAGTCTTCCTTGATATATTGGGTCGCACTCGCTCATCTTTCATGGTATGCCAAGTTTTTACCATCACAAAGCCTTCAGGTTCTAACCTATTATGCAATTCTTTAGCCGCATCCTGATTGCCTTGTTCCCTTACTCTATGAGCTTCAGTCCTGACAATCCTTATAGACTTGGCATAGCTTCCACCTGCACCGTCATCACCTATCAAGGCCTTTTGTACTCTCTTGGCCATAGTGTCATACCTGTCACCTACTGAAAGCCCTATGCCGACTGCTTGTTGTATACCATAGATTATATTTGCCCTATTTTTCTCAAGCTGTGCCGATAAGGTAAGTCCGTGAACAGGATTATTTACTGCGGCTCTTAGAGCTTGTGGCTTCGCTGATTGGACCTGTGCAAAAGTTGTGACCAAATCCCTATCATCTACAGCCTTATCAACAGCCTGCACCATACCGCTATACACATTTGAGTAAGTTTGTTCTACCAACTCGGTTATGAGCTTTTTCTCTGCCTGAGTAACATCATTCATCTTTGAGGCTACTTCCTGTAACAGTCTTGCATCCAGTGCATCTTTGTGAAGTCTTGCATATGTCAAAAGCCCGTTCTCATCAGAGTACTTTGCATACACGGTGCCAAGATGTGACTGCAAGTCCTTTATAAGCCTTTTATACAGTTTCTTTAGTTGATTAACCGCCTTTTCTTCCCTGTGTTCCTCAATACGTCTCACAGTATGAAGAAACTTATCAAGATTCGTCGTCTCCATTATCGCCCTCTAAGTCATCTGCATTCTCATCCTTATCATCATCAGGAGTGAACATATCTACCGCATCCTGCTTCTTCTTTTCTTTAAGTTCCATCAGATAATCAATATCATCTACAAAGCTTAGGTAATTATAAGCAATCTCATCAGGCACACCTGCATTGATAAGAGCCTGAACCGCATTAGCTTCACTTGCAACATCAACCGGGAAGTTTCTCTTATATTCTGAATAGCACTGTAAATAATCAAATGCTATTCCTCTTTTGTTAAATGCCGAACCTATCACCTTAAACATATAGGTATCGGCTCCGCTTATCTTGGCTTCAAATGCACCGCACTTTGCTTCAAATGCAGTAAGCTTAAATTTGAGCGATATTCCGGAAGCACTTCCAAAACTCTGATCATTAAGATTAGGAGTCTTTGAAAACCTGTATATATTCCTCTCAAGCCTGTCTAAATGATGTTCATTAAATCCGTCATTTATATCTTTAGTAAGATAATAAACACTGTGTGTACTGCCCTGAAGTACAGGCGGAATAAGAATAGATCCGCTTACTTTAGATTTTATAATCTCCTCATCCGATATATCCACTCCGTCAAATACTTGCTGTGCCTGTGTATTGCCTTCCGCATCATTTGCATTATCCGACACTGTCTGATCATACTCATCAATAAGAGTAAGTACCCTTTCTGCACTGCTCATCATCTCACCGTTAAGCGGTATCAACTGAAGCGGGCAATAATCAAATAGATGAGCTTCCGCCTTTATAAACTGAAAAGCTCCCGGTGTTCCCTCAAAATAATAAATACTTTTAGCATCATAACCTTCAGCTTTCCATTTCTCGACCCCGTCTATATCTGTATAACTGTAATACCTTACCGCATAACTTGGGCTTTGCACCTTGTCCTTACTCACCACAAAACACTCAAAAGGCGGTACAACCATGCAAGACTCTTCGCCATCTTTGTTGATATAAAAAAGACGACCTGCATATCCGCACACTGACGCATACTTGGTCACCTCTTGATTTAAGTCATAAAAATTATTGCCTGTTATGAAATCAGTTAAGCACTTTTGAGCTTCACTGACCTTATCCTCTCCTCCTGTTTCTTCCAAAGAGTCATTATCTGTGGCGTAACTATATGCAGCTGCCTTTCCTGCAAAATATCCAATCATAACATCATTTATCTCACCAAAGAAATCATGGTTAAGTCTGTTGTTTAGTTGTTTGCCGCCTAACGCTTCCAAATCCCTATCTGTGAACCTTGGCTCCCGTCCGAATATAGGTACTTTATCTTCATAGCACTTATATCTCTCATACAAATTCTTTGTATGTAAGCGGTTTGTTGAATGCCTTGCCGTAAGTTTGCTGACAAGCTCCTCTGTTAGTCCTTCCCTGTCAAGCGCATCTATAAACCCTGTAAAATCAGGATAGTCCTCATCTTTTTTCATTTTTTACCTCCTTCCTGTTTTTTAGTTTTGTATCATAAAATACTTTACCGTTCGGTAGTATTGTAAAACCGCATTTATAACAAACACGCACATCTCCGTGTTTAACAAGACAATGGTGGCACATTATAATCTCCTTCCGGCTACAGCCTTACTCTTAAATGAAAGTGGCTCCAGCGCATATCTCATAGCATCCATAAGGTGGTTAAAATCATCAATAGGTACATTTATCTTTTCACCCGTTTTCTTATCGGTGTCCCAAGTATAGTTGCTTATTTCAGTTATAAAGTTCACACATTTAGGATGAATAATTATGTGATACCCTTGAATAAAGTCAATGCCGTTTCTAATACTGTCGGGACCCTTGATAGCCGGAGATATCCTTTGTAATCCCAATTGCCTTAATCTATCTATACTCTTTTTCTCCGCACTGTCGGCTCTTATACGCTCTTTGGCATACCCCATTTTTATAACCTCATCCGCTATCGCCTCATTGCTCATGCCCTTCTTATACATCTCATCAAATACCCATATTGTCTTGCTTTTTGTGTCTACAAGGCCACAGAACAAGGCACTTGGGTCGTTTGTATAACCAAAGTCAAGACCGAATACCGATTGAATTGTTGATATCCTCTTAACTTCGTTTATATCAAAGGCTTTCTCTTCCCAGTTTTCATATACAAGACCGTCTACTATTCCCCACTCTCCAAGGCCTGCAACCTGATACCTTCGTGGGTTGTTCTTTTTCATTGACTCAAATACCTTCAGATCCGCCTTATCAAGCCATTCATTACAAAGATAATTTGTAGTCATTGCAAGAACTTCATCATCAGGAGTATCAAAGAACCTTTTCTTTATCCAGTGATGCTCATTCCAAGGATTCAGTGTTATTGTTATCTGCTTAAACAGTTTTACGTCTTCTGGTATAGCACCTCTTATAGACTCATCAAGCATATTGAAGTCATTTTCATTTGATATTTCATACGCTTCTTCCAGCCACATCCAACAAAGGTATCCTTGTTCTACCGTGATTGATGTAATCTTAAGCGGATCATCAAGGCCCCTGAAATATATCTTTTGCCCTGTCGGTATGTAAGTCATCTCAAGCGGTGATTCTTTCTCTTCCCAATGGTTTTCAACCTTTAGCCGCCTTATCGCCCACTTAAGCTCCGTAAAGCAACTATCTTTTAATGTCCTGAATACCTTTCGGACCACAAGCAAATTAGCCTGCGGATACTTCATAATTGCCCATATATACCATAGTGCCGTTGTCTTGGACTTCTTACTTGCACGACTACCCTTGCAGACTCTATATCTGCCTTTATACCGCCAATAGGTACCATATCCTTTGCCAACTATCTCTGGTAGATGAATCTTAACGACATCAGTCTTCAAGTTCATCACCCCCTGAGATAATTACCGGCACATTGGCAGTAACATCCAACTTGTCTTTAAACATACCCAAATGCTTACCTAAAAGCTCCAATGCTCTCACTTTGTCTGCCAGCTTTATTTCTCTCTCTTCCACGCTTCCCTTATCACCATCCATGATTTTAACCTTTACGGATTGGATACAGGCACGGTCATCATCAGTTGCCGTTGGCTTAACTGTTGCATCTCTGTCGTCAATTACATCTGCGGCGTTTACAAATGCAATTTTTGCCAGCTCACGAACTACCCTGTCTTGATTCACACCTGTGCGCTTGGATCTCTCTGCCAACTTCTTGTTGATTTCTGCTAAAATGTTGAGTTTTGCTAAGTTTTGTGAAGCTATATCTTTTGCTGTGTGCGGAGAATAACCGGCTCGAATGGCAGCCTGAGTGGCATTCAGGTCAATTATATACTCATCACAAAATCTTTTTTGTTTTTCAGTCATTCAGACTACCTCCTTTCTGTGATTTTGCATACAAAAAAGACAGCCGTTAAGCTGTCTCTCAAGAAGAAAAATATTTAGTAGACTATCCTTTAACTTTTGGGGCAGGGAAACATCAATAAAAGCCTGCCCCGATACCATATATTAAAGGAGGATTATGAAAAAGTATACTTGCTTTAAACTTTTCACGTATACAGTATAGCACAGATTCGTGTTCACTTTTTTCACTCTTTAGTGATTTTTAAAAATTTCTCCAAAGTCCTTTAATGCGTATCCATGCATTTTGAAAACCCCGCCTATAGAATAATTCATATGCTTCGCTATCTGTCTAAATGTAACATTTGAAATGTAATACATTGATAAAATAGTCTTAAAATTATTGTTATCAAGTTTATCAATAAGTCCTCTGGCTTCGTTTCTTAAACCGACAAGTTTATCTATATCAGCATTAATTTGTTCTCCCAGCTCTGTAGCTTTAATGATAGTATCCTCCATACTTCCACCTGTGCCACCTTGTACTTTCTCTGACAAGCTTACACTTACTTTCCCAGCCAATGCCATAAGTTTTTCCTTCTCAAGCTCCTTGGCCTTTATAAGACAATCAAGCGTCTTCAGTTGTCTCAAATATTCTTTTGCTGTCACTACACCATCCTCCTAATATACCCCGATAATTTGACTTATTTCTCTCAAGTCATCAAGTCTCATACTGTCATATGGTCTACTGTAATCCGTAAAGAACCCTTTTATTTCTTTCAGTAGATTTGATTTTTCCAACTCATCCGTGTAGTACTGCTCACAAAGATACAATCCCGCTTTTATCTTCCCACACCCATTGATAATTTTAAAATCATCATTCGCATTAAACACTAAGGTAGTTCCCTTGTAGTCTACATCTACATATACCCTGCCCCGTCGGATAACTATAGCATCCTCAATTCTATCCAATTCCCTCTCATGGATACTCTTGTCATAGCCTCTCTCTACAACTACTACCTTTTGTCCTACATGAAAATCTTTTATGTCATACATCTTCTCTACTCCTCTTATTTTGCTCTACACAGCGTTTTAATTTCTTTAGGTATAAAATATAGTCCAATACCTTTAAAGTGCAGTGTAAGTCATTCTAACCACCTTAGAATTGATTTTAATTATCTTCTTTGAGTACAAGCTCACATCCACAAGCAGAATATCCTGCAACATCAACCCAACTGTCCTTATCCCTTCCCTTGCTTGACTTTATTCTCGCATTCTTCATAAGCATCATCATTGCGGCCACCTGCCATGCTGCTATCTCTGTATCTAAGAAAGCACTCCAGAACTTTGCTATAGTATTAAAATTATCCTACGGCTCTCCGTACTTTATATTCCTGCCGTTGCATACACACTTTTCTGCTTCTGTTAATATTTCTTTTCTTGTCATACCCTTACTCCTTATCAATAGTCAACTAATAGTTGATAACCACTTACTAGTACAATATCTTTTTAATAGCTCGACTATATTTAAAATCTGTGCTACAATGTCC